TAAATAATTGTATCACCTGGAGTATTTACGAGAGAAAACGATTTATCGTTCTTGGCTCAAGGTATCGGAGAAATCGGAGCAGCATTCGTAGGACCTTTCAAACAAGGACCTGCATTCGTTCCCACAGTAATAAGAACTCAATCAGAATTTGAGGATAAATTTGGTAAACCTGATGGAACTTACTATACAGAATATGCAGTACAAAACTATCTTAGAGAAGCTGGTACTGTAACAGTTGTAAGAGTAATGAATGAAGGTGGATATACACAAACAGCACCTATTGGTATAGCAGTATCTGGTTCCACTGGATATAAATTAGTAACAACTTTACATTCAACTAATGCTGGTAATGCAGAAGTTGGATTTGGGACATTTACAATTGCAGACCCTACTAACAATGCATCTGGTTCGTTTTTGGTTAGTGGAAGTGGTATCGGATACGTATCCGCATCAATCAAACCATCGGATACTAATGATGTTAGTGATGTATTTGGTGAATCACCATTTGGTTCAAAGGATGGATATGTATATTCTTACTTTGAGAATGTAGCATCTCAATCAGTAGCTGACCACGACGAAAGTAATGGTTGGGGATTGGATGTATCCGCAGTAGCATTATCACCGCAAGTATTTAGTGGTGGTGTGTTAGCAGACGGTGTATCTACAACTGGAGCATCTCCAGCAAATACACCATACGTAAAATCACAACTTATTTCTGGTGAGAGATTTCCTTTATTCCGTTTCCATACTTTAGGATATGGTAATAATGAAAACACTAGATTTAAAGTATCTATCTCAAACGTAAAAGCAGCCGGAGAAGATGGTGGAACTGATTATTCAACATTCTCAGTAAGTGTTAGAGCATTTTCGGATACCGATAAAAGAAAATCAGTATTAGAAACATTTAATAACGTAAACTTAGACCCTTCATCTCCTAATTTCATCGCAAGAAGAATTGGTGATAGATTTTTAACTATCGATTCAAACGGAAAGCTAACTGAAAATGGTGATTGGTTAAATAACTCTAAGTATATAAGAGTAGAGGTAAAAGCAGATGGTTCATACCCTGTTTCAGCTGCACCTTTTGCACATGGAGCATACACAAACCCAATTTTTGTTGGTGCGGGTGGTCCTGAAACTTTAGTACCTGCTGTAAGTTACCAAACTGGTTCAGTAATTAATACGGCTGGTTCACCACTTTATTACGCTGGTTTTAATTTCGAAACTATTGGTGTAAAGGGAGATAACGCTCATTATTTAGCACCTCTACCTAATTCAGTAACTGTTGGAGCAAACGTAGATTTCGGATTTGATTCTCAACTATCTTATGTAATGAGTGGTTCAGATTCTTCTGATATGGTTAAGAGACAGTTTACTTTAGGTTTCCAAGGTGGATTTGATGGTAAATCACCATCAGTAAAAATAAACTTAGGAGCTGATATCGATGGTTCAAACACACAAGGGTTTGATTGTTCATCAGCAGTAGCTGGTGGTACAGTAGGATACTTCAAAGCATTAAACGCAATTTCAAATGTGGATGAATATGATATTAATATGTTGGTAACTCCAGGTATTATTAGAAAATTCCACCCATCAATAACTCAGAAAGCAATTGATGTTGTTGAAGCTCGTTCAGATGCATTTTACATCGCTGATTTCAATGGAGTTAACGATACAATTACAGAAGCAACTACTCAATCAACCGCAGTAGATACAAACTACGCAGCATCTTACTACCCTTGGGTTAAGACAGTTGATAGTAACACAAACAAACTAATCTCAGTTCCACCATCAGTATTGATGCCGGCTGTATTCGCAGCGAATGACGCTATCGGAGCAGAATGGTTCGCACCTGCTGGTTTGAATAGAGGTGGTATTGTTGGGGCAGTTAGTGTATTGAATAGATTAACACACTCTGAAAGAGATACTTTATATGAAAACAAAGTAAACCCAATCGCAGCTTTCCCTGGGCAAGGTATTGTGGCATTTGGACAGAAAACGTTGCAAGATAAAGCATCAGCATTGGATAGAATCAACGTAAGAAGATTACTAATCACTGTTAAGAAGTTTGTGGCATCTACATCTCGATTCTTAGTGTTCGAACAAAATACGGCTCAGACAAGAGGTAGATTCATTAATACTGTACAACCTTACTTAGAAGGAATTCAACAAAGACAAGGTTTGTACGCATTTAAAGTAGTAATGGATGAGACTAACAACACACCTGATGTAGTTGATAGAAACATACTTGCTGGACAAATATTCTTACAACCGGCTAAGACCGCTGAATTCATTGTAATTGATTTCAACATCTTACCAACTGGAGCAGCTTTTTCAGCATAAACTAAAAATAATAATAACTAATATTTATTAGTATAACAGGAGAAAAATAAAAAAATGGCAGAAGTATTAGAATTTAACGAAATGATGTTCACCAACTTCGAACCGAAGATGAAGAACCGCTTTATTATGGAGATTGATGGAATTCAATCTTACCTTATAAAGACAGCGGCTCGACCATCTATCAACTTCGAAACTGTGAAATTAGACCATATAAATACTTACCGCAAATTGCAAGGTAAGGGTGAGTGGCAAGATATAACAATCTCATTATATGACCCAATTGTACCATCAGGTGCACAACAGGTAATGGAATGGGTACGTTTAGGATATGAATCTTTAACTGGTAGAAAAGGTTATGCCGATTTCTACAAAAAAGATATTGATTTCTATATGTTGGGGCCTGTTGGTGATAAGATAGAGCAGTGGAAGTTAAAGGGTGCATTTATTGCATCGGCAAACTTTAACGATTTAGATTTCTCCTCTAATGATGCCGCTGATATCGAATTAACGTTATCTTACGATTACGCTATTTTGGAATTCTAAAATATAACATATATTTTAATAATATAAAAGGTTCCCTTAATTGGGAACCTTTTTTTTTATCTTTTTTTTAAAGTTATATATTTATATATAAACAAATAAAGGTTTAATATGAGTGATACTAAATATGAATTTCCAACAGAAATTATTGACTTACCTTCAAAGGGGTTAGTTTACCCAGAAGGACACCCTCTGAGAAAAGGTAATGTTGAAATCAAATATATGACTGCAAGAGAAGAAGATATCTTAGCTTCCCAATCTTTAATAAAGAAAGGTGTGGTTTTAGATAAATTATTCGAATCAGTTGTAGTAGAGAAGGGTGTTAATATTAATGATATATTTATTGGAGATAAAAACGCAATTCTTTTAGCAACGAGAGTAATGGGATATGGTGCAGATTATCAAGTAGAAGTAACCGACCCATTTACACTAGAACCTCAATCAGTTACTGTTGATTTGAGTAAAGTAAAAACAAAGGATTTTAATGAAGATTTATTAAATGGTGAAAACCTTTATAAATTTAAATTACCAAAAAGTGGTAAAGAGTTAGAATTTAAATTACTTACACATGGTGATGAAGCTGAAATTACAAAAGAATTACAATCATTAGAGAGATTATATAAAGGAAAGGGTGAGAAATCATTTGATGTAACCACTCGATTAAAATATATGATACAATCGGTAGATGGTAACGCTGATAGAGGATATATAACAAAATGGGTTCAGAATGAATTTCTTGCGTTAGATACAAAATCATTTAGAAAATACGTTAGAGAACTGAGTCCTGATATGGATTTAAAATTTGAGTTCACCTCTGAGGTGACTGGTGAGCAGGAGGCACTTGATATTCCCTTTGGGATTTCATTTTTTTACCCTTCCGAATAACTATACTCAAATTCTTCATAACCAAATATGGGAACTTATCCAATTTGGTAACGGATTTACTTGGAAAGATGTGTATTTCATGCCAATTCAATGGAGAAAGTTTTACTTTAACAAATTAATAGAGTTAAAGAAAAAAGAAGCTGAAGAACATAAAAAAGCTGAAAGGCAATCAAAGGTAAGGGTTAGAAAATAATCCTTACTTTTTTTTTATCCAATATTTATAGAAGTACATACAACAATATTCATATGAAAAAAGAAAAAGTAAACGAAGGTTTGTTTTCAGCATCAAAACGATTCTCAGATGCATTCTTTGATGGTTTATCAAAAAACGCATCTAATAGAATGTTAGCAAAAGCTAAAAAAGCTGGAGTTCCAAAAGAATTAACCGATGTGATGGCTAAGATTCAACAAGATAAGGATGAATTAGATGATATCTTAGCTAGAATAGCTAAAAAATAATAAAACCTTATGGCTGACGATTTAAGAGGTAGATTGGAAATCTTAAAGGAGATTGAACAAGCTGATGCTCGTATTGATAGAGCACGTCAATCTAGTGTCCTAACTCAGGCCAAAATTAACAAATTTGTTGATGAGCAAAAAGCTAAAGTAGTAGAATTAGGTAGGGAGTTAAAGCAAGCTAACTTAGAAAGACTCAAAGGATTTGCAACCGAAGAATCATCTTTAAAATCAATGGGTTCTATCTATGATGATTTAGTTAACAAAGATAGAGAAAGATTAATAGCTCAGGTTAAAGCAAACAACTTAACTGCTCCTCAAGAAGCAGCAATGAGTAAAATAGCTTCAATCAATAAAGATTTAGCTCAACTTGGTAGAGATGATGTTTTACAAAAAGCCGCATTAACGGCTGAATATGATAAACACATTGGTGAGTTGGGTAGTATTTCTTCCGAAAATCAACATATTGTTGATAATTTAACTCAACAAAATGATTTAGCAAACACTCAAAATAAACTTACTACCAAACAAAAAGATTTCTTACAACAGCAAAGAAATGTATATGATGGTATAAAAG